GCCGCCGAACTCGCTCAGCGCGAGTTGTCGGTCGAGCAACGGGAACGGGAATTGGCCGTTCAGCAGAATATCGCCGACGATGGGAGATGGTGGACCGCTGCTCCACGCGCTCTCGTCATGTGGGCATTCGCCATCTTTGTTGTGAAGTGCGTCGTCTGGGACAACGTTCTTGGCCTCGGACATACCGACCCCCTTAACGGGGATATTGCAACGTGGGCTGGTTGGCTGATGGCGCTCTGGTTCGGAGGTCGCTCGCTCGAAAAGGTGGCGAGGATCTTGCGACGGTGACACAGGAAGAAATCAAGGCTGTAATCCGGGAAGTCCTGGATGAGCAAAAAACCGATCACGACGAACTCGTGCTCAAGACGATCTCCACCATCCTCACATCGTTCGGCATCGAAGATGATGATCGCAAAGAGATCAGGGCCGATTTTGTCCATCTTCGAAAGTGGCGCAAGAGCGTTGAACAGGCCCAGAGCTATACATTCAAAGCCGTCATTACGGTGATCGCGACAGGATTTGTCGGCGCCGTCTGGATGGGCATCAAATCGGCGCTCGGCAAATGAACACAGAAAACCGCTCTTTCGCGATCGCTATTGCTGGCGTGCTCGCAATCATTGTCCTGCTGTTCAGCGTCAGGATCAGCCCGGCCCACGACCGCAACAAGCCAGAGCTAGACGACTGGTACAGATCGCTCCAGAGCGGCAAAGGGCCATGCTGCGGCGGGCCTTCTGAAGACGCCACGCATCTTGACGAGCTTCAGTGGCGGTCAAAAGGCGATGGCTACGAGGTGTTCGTTGAGGGGCAGTGGCTAGAGGTGCCGCCGCCGACAATCGTTCCGGTCCCGAACAAGGATGGCCGCGCTTTGGTGTGGCTCTATCACTTCGATGGGAAGCCGGTCGTGCGCTGCTTCCTGCCGGGCCTTATGGGCTGAGCTGAATGGGGGCCAAACTCCTATTCGTTGACATCGAGACCGCTCCAATTCTGATGACTTCGTGGTCGATGCGGCCACCTTATGCCGGCGCGGTCTGGGTTGAGCGGGACACCTTCATGCTGATGGTATCCTACAAGTGGAGCCATGAGCGGAGTGTCAAGACGGCGTGCCTTCCTGACTTCCCTGGTTATGGCCGCAATAAGTATAGCGATAAGGCTCTATGTCGCGTACTGCATGGTTTGCTGGATGAAGCGGACATTGTTGTCGCCCACAATGGCGACGCGTTCGATGTCAAGAAGATCAACAGCAGGCTCATCGTCAACGGCTTCAAGCCGCCAAGCCCATATAAGACGATCGACACACTGAAGATCGCTCGGCGGGTCTTCAAGTTCGACAGCAATAAGCTTGACAACATCGGTCGGTATCTCGGGGAGGGGCGGAAGATCCCCAACACTGGAGCGGCGCTCTGGCGGGGTTGCGTGGAGGGCGATGAAGCGTCGTGGCGGACGATGCGCCGCTATGGCAAGCAGGATACGGCGCTTCTGGCGAACGCCTATGAGCGGCTGAAGTCTTGGGCGCCGAACCACCCGAACCTTAACCTCTACAAGGCGTATCAGGACAAGGTTGGCTGCCCGACTTGTGGCAGTGAGCACGTCCAGCGCCGCGGTGTGCAGGTAAAGCAGAGTCGGAAATACTATCGCTTCCAATGCCAGGATTGCGGCGGCTGGTTCGCGGGGATGAAGGTATGAGCTATCGCATCCGTGAAGTGGACGGCTTTGAAGAAAGCGATACACTCACGGAATTGCACGGCCTGACCTTCCTTGATCAAGCCTCGATGCCTACATTCGAGGAGGGGCATTGGTGGCTTTGTTGCCGGGACCGGAAGCCCGTCGCGTTCGCCGGCCTGGTGCCATCAGTCTTTCCGAATGCAGGATATTTCATCCGCGTCGGAGTCGTTCCAGAGCACGCTGGCCACGGTCTACAGTTGCGTTTCATGCGAGTTCTTGAGCGGCGGGCTCGATCCAACGGGTGGGGCATGATCGTCTCCGACACGACAGACAACGTTCGATCGGCGAACAACTTCATCAGGGCTGGATATCGGCTATTCGAACCGGAAGTGAAGTGGGCGTTTCCGTTCAGCTTATATTGGAGAAAGTACCTTTGAACGCTCCTGAGATCGCCACCAAGGCCGCCGATCTCGTCGGTGGTGACCGCGCCCAGCAGCACGGGGATATGGCGGAAAATTTCCGGCAAATCGCAGCGCTCTGGAACGCTTGGTTGATTGATCGCATACAGCCCGGATGCGAGATCACCGCAGAAGACGTCGGGCAGATGATGAGCCTGCTCAAGAAGGCCCGGACTAAGTCGGGCTCGAGAAACCCTGACGATTACGTTGACGATTGCGGCTATGTCGCCTGCGCCGGCCAAATCGCCCTGAAGCAATACCGCCGTTAACACTTGTTAACACGCAAGACCTAACGCAGCCGCCTTAACGGGCGGCTTTTTCGTGCTGGAGAACAACTGAATGAGTTTTGGAAAACTCGGCGCTATGGGCCGTGGGATGGGGCACCTCGGTTCCCTTGGGGGACTGCGGAAGCCGTGGATTGGTCTCCCAGGAACGGTCTATTACGTGTCGAAGGCCGCCTCCAACGGCTTTGCGGTCGGCAGCGATAGCAACACAACCACCCAAGCCAAGTCGATGGCGACGCCGTGGGCGACGATCTCAAAGTTCATCAGTTCGGCTGCTGCCGGAGACATCTGCGTCATCAATGACGGGAGTTTTAGCGGGACGGAGCTGGGCGCGTCCAACTTCATCGCCATGACTGGCAGCAAGCTATTCAACCTGTTCGCCTACAATTCCGGTCAGGTGACGTGCTCGGCATCCTCGGCCGTAAGCGGCTTGGTCCGCATCAACAGCGTCCCAGCATCTGGCTCGTCAATCATCAACGGGATCATATTCGACGACGCCGCGACCGGCAGCCATGTCGTGCTTTGCGACAATGCCAGCGGCAATATGCCGACCCTTACGTTTACGAACTGCACGTTCAAAAACCCAACCCTATTCGGCATCAACATCACCGCGACTCAGGTCGCCCTGACGCTGAACAACGTGACGATCATCAGCCCGAACCGGGCCTGCTTGAGCGCATTGGCCCTCGCCAGCCCGTCCACGATCACGATCAACGGCGGAAGCTTCACAATCACGGACCAGACGACGTCTGGCGACTCCGGACTAAACCTGAAGGCAACGGCGTCTGGCGTCACAGCAACGATCAGCGGCGCCGCCGTGAGCGTGACGATCAACAACAGCCAGGTTGGAACGGCAACTCACGACGTCATCAAGGCCCTGAACGTCGGAACAACGCAGATCACTGGCTGCACGGCAACGCTGCTCAACCACCCGAGCACGCGCGTTGGGGCCTGCATTCGTGTTGCCAACGATGCTGCTGTGGCGGTCGCCGCGACCATCTCCGGGAACACTTGCGACAACCAGAGCACCGGCGGGTACGGCATCCTTGTCGGGACGGATGCGACCGGCGCCGCAAACAACAACATCACGGCGACGGTCGAACGCAACATTGTGACCGCTGTTCGGGCCAACCAGAGCACTCCGGTTCACGGCATCATGGTTGCATGGCAGCAGGGCGGCATAATCCGGCGCAACAAGGTCTCGAACTGCGGCCACGGCATCGTGAGCAAGGCCAACACGACCAATACCGCCTACGTCTACAGCAATATTGTTGTCGATTCCGAATTTGAACTCCTCTACGCGAAGGGTAGCGCAAACGTCATTTTCTCGAACAACACGGCCTATGTGAGCCAAGCGACGACAGCAAACACAGTCGGAATGGTGAGGCTCGGAGTTGGCGACGACAGCGTAACCGGCTGCTCGTCTGTCACGATCGAGAATAACATCCTCTATGCCGCAAGCGCCGCTGCGCTGAAGGTGTTCGATTTCGTTGACAACCCAAGCGCTGGTACGTTCAATAATAACGACTACTATTTGGCTTCCGGTTCGCTTCCTACCGGCGTGTTCTCGTACCAGAGTACGACTTATGACACGGTGGCTGCGTGGGCTGCGGCGCATGAGGCCACAGCAATCAGCGGAGATCCGGCGTTCGTCGCCCCGGGCACGGATTTCAACCTCGGGGCTGGCAGCGCGGCGAAATGGGCTGGCGTCGCGGTGGCGAACGTCGATGTGGACTATAACGGGACCGCTTGGCATTCCCCGCCGTCAGTCGGGGCGCTGGAGGCGGCGTAGTCCGCTCCCTTCAAGGGATCGGGACTGTCTCAGGGGGAGCGGGGAAGTCCCAGACGCTCCCGGCCTAGTGCTGTCAGAACGTAGATGTCGCGACGCTGGAACGGGCCGCGCATGATATCGAACCTTCCGCCCACACTTGCATCGTGGCTGTATTTGATCCAGCCCTGATCTAGGCATTCCTGCACCGCAGGCCAATCTCCACCGTCGCCGCCGTGGGCGTAGCCGATCTCACCCTTATCGTTAGCCTTTTCCAGCACATCGACCGAAGTTGCTGGCTTACGCATCAGGTCTCGCATTCGGGGGCGATCCCAGTCATATTTGCGTGCTTTCATGGCTTCAATGCTCCTTGCCAAAGACCTGCGAACTCACGCCACCATTCGTCGTGGCACTCGACCCAGAGCCAAGATGCGTATTTTCCGTTGCGCCACCTGTACCAAAGCCGGGCCATGGGCCGTCTCCGTGTTCGCTTAGGTGCGTTGTAGCCGGGCCAACTGCATCAGGCGCTTGATCTCGTCGGCCTCGCGACGCAGGGCCTGCGCTCGATGTTCCAGGCGCTCGGCCTCAGCCATCTTCGACCGGATCTCAGCCCGATCTCGCTCAATCCGTTGTCCAAGTTCGTCCATGGTCGTCCCTCTCTGCTCAGGATCGCGCGGGCAGATGGTGCCCCTTACCAAAAATCACGACATACCATCCGCCGGCCGCAGATCGGTAAGCCCAAAACCACCAGCGCCAGTATGTCCAAAGCGGTCGGTTCGGCAGCATCAGG